CCCCCGGCGGCGGGGGTGCGGGCCGCGGCCCCCGCGCCCGCCGCAGACCAGGAGCCCGCGCCCGCCGCCGACGAGACGGTGGAGAACGCCCCCGAAGGAGACGGCCTGGGCAGCAAGCTGGACAAGCTGATTGAGATGGTCGGTTCCCTGAAAAAGGATGAGAAACAGGACGCCGGCGACGCCTTGAGCGACCTGGAAAAGGAGCTCTCCGGCGAAAAGAAGGAGGGCGAAGGCAAGGACGCGGATGTCATCCCCGCCGGAAAGGCGTCGGACGTCTGTGCCTCCTCCGAGGCCAAGGACGCGGCTCTGTCCATCATCCGGGCCATGCGCCCTGTGGTGGCCTCCATCCAGGACAAAGAAACCAAGGCAAAGGTCACCGACGCCCTGCTGTCCGCTTTCCGGGGGCCTGACGTCATGGGCGCGATCGACAGCGCGGCCCAGGCCAGCGCCAGAAAAGCTGCCGATCAGGCGGCGGCGACCACATATGAGCAGCGCTGCGTCGATTCCCAGGCGGCCTACGCCGCCCGGAATCCCCACAAGCGCCAGGAAAAGGAGGTTTAATCATGGGACTGCATCCTCAGAACCTTGGCACTACGATGCCCCACGGCTTTGCCGGCAGCTATGCCCGCCAGCCCGATATGATCATCAACACCCATCCCGCGGGCGGCACGGAACAGATCCCCTTTGGCGTACCGTTGAAATACGACGGGACCGGCGCGGTTGTTTTGGCGGGCGATGGCGCTGCGGCGGAGCAGTTCGTGGGCATCGCCGCCCGGGAGATCAAGAGCGCTTTGAACTATCTGGAGCAGGGTGTTGGCGCTTACGCCCCCGGCGAGGCCGTCCCCGTATTCCAGCGGGGGGCCGTCAACGTGAAATGCAGCAGCGGAACGCCCAAGCTGGGCGGCTCTGTGTTCCTGCGCGTCACGGCGGACGCCAGCCTTCCCACCGCCCCTGTGGGCGGGCTGGAGGCTGCGGCGGGCAGCGCTCCCACCGGAACCGTACAGCTCACCAACTGCCAGTGGGCGGGGCCCGCTGACGCCAACGGTATCGCGGAGCTTCGGCTCCTGACGATGAACAACGCCTGACAGGAGGGAAGAAATCATGAGTTATCAGAATGCGGGAACCTATAACGCCGGCGTGTTCAGCTCCGGAAAGCTGTCCGTACCCGGTTCCGCGCCGGGCGTGCCCACCATGGACGCGGACGGCATCGCTTCCGGCGGCGCTTTCCTGGTGTCCGAGCTGGAGAAGCGCGACCCGCTGATCCGCAAGCCCCTGAGCAGCTTCACCTATCCCCGGGATATCGTCATCCAGACGGGCGGCGGCTGGGTGGACTACGCCTCCGCCATGTCCGTGGCGTACGGCATCACCGGCGGCTCTGGCGACAGCCCCGTCACCGCAGGCGGGGCCAACGGCGTGCCCATCGTCCAGGCCAGCCTGGATAAGGGGCTGTACAAGGCCCATGTGTTCGCCGCCGCCCTGCGGGTGATGTTCGTGGATATGCAGAAATCCAACTACATCGGCCGCTCCCTGGACCAGCTGCTGGGCGATGGGGTCAGGATGTCCTATGACAAGCATATGGATGAGAATGTGTACCGCGGCTTCGACGCTTACGGGACCACTGGCCTGCTGAACGACCCGGAGGCGGTGGAATCCACAGTAGCCGCCGTGGGCACGGGCGGTTCCACCAAGTGGGCAGACAAGACGAAGGAGCAGATCCTGGCGGATATCAACGCTGCCATCACCGCCGCCTGGGCGGCGGCTGAGTATGATGAGAGCGCCATGCCCAACCATATCCTGCTGCCTTATGAGCAGTACGGCCATATCCTCACCACGATGGTCACCGACCTGGCCGCCGAGAGCATCCTGGACTATTTGCTGAAGAACAACGTGGCTTCCAAGAACGGCGGTTCGCTGTTTATTGGCGCGACCCGGTGGTGCAAGGGCGCGGGTACCGGCGGTACGGACCGTATGGCGGTCTATGTCAACCACGAGCGGTTCCTGAAGATGGACGAGCTGGTTCCCCTGGGCCGGGTCATGTCCGGCCCCAACGTGGCCAACGTGTGCTACGACACCGCCTATATGGCCAATATCTCCCAGGTTCAGCTGCTCTACCCCCAGACCATGACCTACTGGGACGGCGTGTAAGGAGGCACACAAAATGAGCAAATTTGTGATGTCCAACTGCAATGTCATAATCCCCAGCCCAGACGGATCCGATTCCATCCGGCTGTTCCGGGGGCAGGTGGGCGAGGCGCCCGATTGGGCGGTCAGGACCGCCTACTTCAAGGCTCTGGTAGCGGACGGGAAGCTGATCGTGTCCAATGGGAAGAAAGGCAGGCCCAAGGAGGAGGGCGAAAAGACTGCCGGGGAAAAAGAGCCGGAGGAGCAGACGGCCCAGTAAGGAGGACGCGGGATGTTTTACGATGGAAAGCCGCAGTTTTTTGGCGTGAGGGCGGAAGCGGCGAATATCACCCGCGGCCATGGACGCTATACGGCGGAGCTGTTCCAGGAGGACTTCCCGCAGTTTTTCAAGCGCGGCAGCGGGGCCCCGCTGCTCCCGCCGGCCATGCTGGAGGAGTTCATCCGGCAGGCCAACGCCGCCATCACCCCGGAGCGCTGGGGGGATGGGTGGCGGTACGCCGCCGGGCTTTACGCGGCCCATTACGCAACGCTGTATCTGCGCACCTGGTCTGAGGGAAGCGAGACCCCGGCCCAGGCTGCGGCCACAGGAGCGCTGGTGGGGGTGGTGAAATCCGCCGCCCTGGGCGACAGCTCGGTAAGCTACGACACCGACGCCCTGACAAAGGCCACGGCGGACTGGGGCGATCTGAACGCCACCCAGTACGGCCAGCTGCTGGCCACCAGGGCAAGGCTGGCGGGGATGGGAGGGACGTATGTCATATGAACTACGGAGATTGGTATACCGATTTGCTGGACATTCACCGGGTTCAGTCCTACATGGACGGCAGTCTGACCAAGAATGAGCGCGTTGAGACAGCCTCTGGAATCCGGTGCCGGGTCTACCGCAGCGCGGTGGACGGGCCAAGGATGCAGTCCACGGCGGCTTACAGCGACGGCGTGAACAAGCTTGCCTGCGATAACGAGGTGGACATCCGGGCCGGGGACGAGCTGCTGATCCATCGCGGGGCTGTCCTGGGCAGGAGCAGGCAGACCATGCGGGCGTTTGCCGGCGACCCGGTTTATTTCTATGAGCCGTTCGGGGCGGTGCTCCCTGGCTTGGCTCATCAGGAAGTGGGACTGCTCCAGAAGGAGTATCTGAAAGGAGATGGCCGGGATGGCGCTGGGTGACGGCCTGAGCGCACGGATTGCTGAGCTGGAGGCGCGGTTTCCGGATATGAGAGGGCGCCTCGCCGCCATTGCCGAGGGGGCGACGCTTCGGGCGGTGGAGGAGGCTGTTTCCCTCACGCCGCCCAACACCTTCGGGGATGGGGAGCAGCGGGGCGTCAATATGATTTCCGGGGAAATGGCGGAGCACTGGGAGACAGACAGCCAGACGGTTCCGATCCAGAGCGAGGGCGCCCTTGTCACCACCCTGGCCAATGATAAGCAGTACGCCAGTTACGTCAACGACGGCCACCGGATGGACAAACACTTTGTTCCTGGGCTGTACATTGGCGATGACGGCCTGCTCTCCCGCAATTTGGATGGGAGCGGCGGCCTGATGGTGGGGACCAGGACCACCTACGTGAAGGGCCTGCACATCACAGACAAGGCCATCGACAAATACGACGAGACGGTACGGTCCGAGCTGGAAAAGCTGATGCGGGAGATGGAGCAATGATCTTTACCATGCAAAGCCTGTCCCGCTCTCTGGCGGACTATCTGGCCCCGGCCCTGCCCGGCGTGACCTTTTACGACAACCCCAACCAGCAGGGTACAAAAATGCCCGCCATGTTCCTGGAGCGCACAAAGGCGAAGATCGCCAGGAAGCTGGGCGGGCGGTTCCTGCGCCAGCTGGGGGTGGATCTGGTATGCCTGGTGGATTACAATCTGCCGGACATGGAGGACCAGTACACCCGCGTTGCGGACGTCCTGGACGAGCGGCTGGACACCTTCCCATATTCCAGCGCAGAGGGCGGGGAAATCGCCCGTCTGCGCACCTATGAGCGCAGCTGGTACATCCAGGACGGCGACACGCTGCACTACAAATTCGACCTGAAAATCTGGGTGAGCGCGGAAGAGGACGCCGCCCTCATGCAGTCCATCCAGTCTTATACACAGGAGGTATCATAATGGCAGCCAAAACCGAAAAGCCCGTCGAATCCGCTGTCCGGTATCCCACCGCGCAGCTGCTGGAGAGCAAGGCGCTGGCCGGATATCAGCGGGATTTTGCCAAAGCCCTTTTGACCAAACCGGAATACACCCTCCAGGAGGCGAAAGCTGTTTTGGATCAATTTTTCAAGGGAGGTGTCCGCTGATGGCAGGCGGGACGTGGACCGCGCAGAACAAGGTGCGGCCCGGAATTTACATCAATTTCAAGAGCAGGGGGACGCCGGCGGCAGCCGTCGGTACCCGCGGCACGGCGGCTATCCCGAAGGCCCTCTCCTGGGGCCCGATGGGGAAGGTGTCCATCATTGAGGCGGGGCAGGACACCCGTCCTTTTACCGGCAGCGCAGTCACCGAACCTGGCGCGCTGTTCCTCCGCGAAATGTTCAAGGGCACCAACGTTACCAGTGCGCCCAAAAAGGTGCTGCTGTACCGCCTCCCGGCGGAGGGCGCGGAGCAGGCGGCTGCAGTGATTGGGAGCACGGATGGAACAGGCGGCATCAAGGTGACCGCCCTTTACCCCGGTGTCAAGGGCAACGACATTGCGGTGAGCATCACCGCCGGTGTGGACGAGCCGGGAAAGTTCACCGTATCCACTATGGTGGATCATCTGACGGCAGACAGTCAGATGGTGGAGAAAGCGGAGGATTTGCAGCCGAATGACTGGGTTTCTTTCTCAGGCGCCGGGACCCTGACGCCCACCGCGGGTGTACGCTTGTCCGGCGGAGCCGACGGTACAGTACAGCCCGCCGCCTACGCGGACGCTTTGCAGGCGTTGGAGCTGCACTCCTTTGACGTGCTGGCTTACGATGGCACGGACAGCACCGTGCGGGACGCTATGATCTCCTTTGTGAAGCGGCTGGCCGAACAGGAGGGGAAGTATCCCCAGCTGGTCACCTCCGGCGCTCAGGGCGCGGACAGCCGGTTCGTCATCAACTGCGAGACCGGCGTGGTGCTGGATGACGGCGCCGAGCTGGCCGCAAACGAGGTGGTCTGGTGGCTGGCCGGAGCGGAAGCCGGGGCGCAGTACTATCAATCCCTGTCCAGCGCGGCCTATCCCGGCGCGGCGGATGTGCTGGTCCAGCAGTCCAACAGCCAGATCGAGGACGGTATTCTGTCCGGCAACATCGTGCTCAGTTACGATCAGGACCTGGACCAGGTGCAGGTTGAGACGGACATCAACACGCTGGTTACCTATACCCAGGATATTGGGAAAGTGTTCCACAAGAACACCACCATGCGGGTATGCACCGCCCTGGGCGCAAGCATTTACCGGGAGTTCCGCCAGAACTATCAGTCCAGGGTGAAGAACAACGCCGAGGGGCGCGGCCTGTTCCAGGGCGCTGTCCTGGCCATCCTGAAGACCATGTACGACAAGGACGCGCTCCGGGAGCGGCCCACTGGCGGCGACGTCACCGTGGAGCCTGGGGAGGATTCCGACGCCATTGTGATTACGGTGGCCATCTACATCGGCGACAACGTAGAAAAGGTCTATCTGACCATCGTTGTGTCGTAAGGGAGGGACGGGCAAAATGAGTTTTTTGTTGGAGCGCGACACCCTGCACGGCGCCGCCGGCAAGGCGGTCATCATCCTGGACGGACAGGTCAAGGACCTGTTCGGAGCCAAAAACGTCAAGACACAGGCAGAGATCACTTCCTCTGACATGAAGGTCATCGGCACCAAGAAAGCCCAGCAGAAGCCGGGTTCGGTCAAGCAGACCGGCGCCATGACCGTCTATTACGGCACCCCGTTGTTTATCGATATGCTGGCCAGGTACATCCGCAGCGGCGTCATGCCCTATTTCAATTTGCAGACCACCAACGATGACCCCACCACCACGGTGGGCGTACAGACTGTGGCGTACTACAACTGCAAGCTGTCCGGCACCATCCCGCTGTCCGTGCTGGACGCGGACGCGGATATGCTGACCATGGATGTCAGCTTTACCTATGAGGACTTCGAGGTGCTGTCCGCTTTCCACGATCCCGCCGGCACAGGCAACTGAAAGGAGAATGAATGATGAGTAATTTGAGCGCGTTTTTGAAGCCTGCCGCTCCCGTTGAGCAGGAGAACATTGTGATTTCCAAGCGGTTCCGGAATGAGGACGGCAGCATTGCCCCGTTCATCATCCGGCCCATCCCCCAGGAGGAGAACGACAGGCTGATCCGGCAGGCCACCCGCCGGACGAAGGTGAACGGTCAGTGGGCGGAGCAGCTGGACAACACCGAATATGGACGCCGTGTGGTGGTGGCCGCCACGGTAGAGCCGGACTTCTCCAGCCCGGAGATGTGTAAGGCCTACGGAACCCTGGACCCGCTGGAGGTGCCGGGGAAGATGCTGCTGACGGGGGAGTACGGCAAGCTTTCCCGCGCCATCCTGGAGCTGTCCGGGCTGGATGACGACCTGGAGGAGCAGGCAAAAAACTGATTGACGGCGGGGACCCGGACACCCTTCTGGCCTACTACATGATGGTGAATCATGGACGGTTTCCTGGTGAGGTGGCCGGGCTCCCCGCCCAGGAAAAGATTTTGATGACGCTCTTTGCCCTGAAAGAGATCAAGTCGCGGCCCAAGCCGAAAGGAGACGGGTAAATGGCTGTAATTCATGAGGAGCTTGTCTTGGCAGATCGTTTTTCCGCCACTTTCAACAAGTATATTGAGGCGGCAAAGAGTTCTGGCGACTACACGAAAGAAGTCGCCAGCGCTTCTCAGATGGCAAAAACAGAGGCGTCGTTGTTGGCAAGTGCTTTAAATGTGGAAGCGGCACAGGCGAAAGCGGCGGAAGCGGGACAACGACAATTAGCGGCGGCGTCCAAGGCAGACGCGGCGGCATCCAATGCCGCCGCTGCCGCAGCCCGCGCAAAAGCTGCGAGCCTCAATGAAGCGGCCGCAGCCGCAAGGTTGGAAGCCGCTTCATCTGCTGCCGCCGCCGCTGAATCCCGTGCAAAAGCCGCAAGCTATAATGAGGCTGCGGCAGCCGCCAGGGCAGAGGCGGCGCAGGCAAAGGCGGCTTCTGCGGCTCAGGACAAGATGAACAGCAGTATGCGCCAGGGCGCCAGCGCCGCTTCCGGCCTGGAAAGCCGCCTGCTGTCCCTGGCCAGGGCGTATGTGAGCCTGCGCGGCGCGCAGTCGTTTGTCGAGTTGGCGGATACCTTCACCCAGACCACCGCGCGGCTGGAGCGGATGAATGACGGGATGCAGGATACCGCCGAACTTCAAAATATGATTTACCAGGCCGCCCAGCGCTCCCGGGGTGCGTACCAGGAGACGGCGGACATGGTGGCCAAGCTGGGCACCCTTGCCCCGGACGCGTTCAGCAGCAATAAAGAGCTGGTGGCCTTCGCGGAGCAGATCAACAAACAGTTCGCCCTGGCGGGCGCCAGCGGCCAGGGGGCCCAGGCCGCCCTGCTCCAGCTGACCCAGGCCATGTCCTCCGGCGTGCTGCGGGGGGAGGAGCTGAACTCCGTACTGGAGCAGGCCCCCACCATCGCCCAGGCCATCGCCAGATATATGGGCGTGACGGTGGGCGAGATGCGGGAGCTGGCCTCCGAGGGGAAGATCACCGCGCAGGTGGTGAAAAACGCCCTGTTCGACGCGGCGAAGGACACCAACGCCGCCTTTGACAAGATCCCGCTGACCTTCGGGCAGGCGTGGACCATGGCGGGCAACGCCGCCGTCAAGGCCATGGAGCCCGCCATGACCAGGCTCAACGACCTGCTGAACAGCGATTTGGGCAGGAGCGCGGTCAACGGCCTGATCGCCGCGTTTGAGCTGCTGGGAAGCGCCGCGTCGGGGGTGGTGGACCTGCTGGCAATGGGGGCGCAGTGGGTGGCGGACAACTGGGATCTTGTACAGGCGGTTTTGATTGGAGTTGGGGCGGCTGCTTTGGTTGCCGGGGCGCATATGGCGGCGGCGGCAATCCACTCCGCTGTAGCATGGGCCGCCGCAAACTGGTCCTTGCTGCTGGTTGCGGCCGGCGTTGCGCTGATTATTTATATGCTCAGGCAAATGGGGGCCACTTGGGAAGAAATTGCAGGGGTTGTCGGCGGGGTGCTTGGCGTTATGTACGCCGCTGTTATGAACACCTTTGTTGTTCCGGCGCAGAACGCGTTTGCGCGGCTGGCAAATTTTGTTGGGAATTTATTTACCAACCCGCTTGCGGCGGTAAAAATGCTGTTCCTTGATATGGCAAGAACGGTGTTGGGATATATGTCCAACGTAGCCCATGGGATCGAAAATCTAATTAACAAGATTCCTGGTATGTCGGTCAACCTGACATCCGGGATTGACAACATCTACAGAATGGTGCAAAGCGCGTCTCAGAACGTCAAGAGCGCCAGTGGCTGGAAGGAATATGTAAAAGCGTGGGATTTTGTGGACTATTCCGGCGCATGGAACAGCGGTTATTCAAAAGGCAGCGGCATTGGCCGCGCCCTGGATAACTTCAACGTCAACGACCTCCTCGGCGGATTCTCCGGCGGCGGGGCCAACACCGGCCTGCCCGCCGCGCCGGACGCCTCCGGCGTCCCCGACACCCTGAAGGGCATCAAGGGAGACACCGCCGCCATCAAGCGCAGCGTCTCCCTGTCCGAGGAGGACGTGAAGCTGCTGGTGGATATGGCGGAGCGGAGGTACGTCAACAATATCAACCTCACCGCCCAGACCCCGGTGATCACCATAAACGGCCAAAACACCGGAAACACGGAGGAGGACCTTCGGTGGCTGGAGAACGCCCTGCAAAAGATCCTGACCGAGCAGGCCGCCAGCCACACGGATATGAGCTACAAATAAAGGGGGAGACAGCGTGGAAAATCGATACGGCCTGTATATTTCCCGGGAGGGGCTGACGCTCCGGTTCCCGGTGAATCCAGAGAGCTATCAGATTTCACGTGACAACGACAACAGCGAATACAACGTTCTTGGCGTTGGCCCCATCATGATCCCGCGCACTCCGAAGCTTCAGGTGGTTGCCTGGTCCGGCCTGCTCCCCGGCAGGCCGGATATGGGGGCTGTTCTGACAGCGGGCGCGTTTAAACCGCCCCAATTTTACATTGATTTCCTGCAAAAGGCCATGGAGGAACGGGCCGTGCTGCGCTTCGTTGCCAACCGGTTCCTGGAAGACGGGACGCCGATTTTCGACACCAACATGGAGGTGCTGGTTACCTCATTTCAAACGGAGGAGCGGGGCGGAGAAACCGGGGATTTCTACTATGACCTTGGACTTACCGAATACCGGGACTATTCGGCCAGAACAGTGATCCTGCGGCAGCCCGCGGCGGACAAGCCCGCGGAGGCGTCGTCGGAGACAACGAGGCCGGTCCCCGCTGGGCAGTTTACCGTTGGACAGGATGTGATCGTCAATGGGAAATATTTTTATTCCAGCTGGGGCGCGGAGCCGCATGGCACCTTTTCCGGCTTCCGGGGGAAAATTTCCCGTATCATCACCACAGACCCCGCCCGGGCGTATCCATACCACATCACTACGCCTGCGGGCGGGGCAAGGGGTTGGGTAAAGAAGGACCAGATTCAGGCGGTGACGGCATGACCTGCGAGCTTATCATCCTTGAAAAGCGCACCGGAAAAAGCTGGGATATTGCCCCCCAGGTGCAGAAGGTGACCTATACCACCAACCGCACCGGCTCCCCGGGGGCGCTGAAATTCACGGTAAACGCATCCGGAATTTCCTTCCTGGAGGGTGACACGGTCCGTTTTTCCGTGGATGGCCAGGTGGTGTTCCTGGGCTGGGTGTTCACCAAGTCCCGGGACCGCTACGCTGTCATAGATGTGACCTGCTACGACCAGCTGCGCTATCTGAAGGCAAGCGCCAGCTATTGCTTTGTGGGGCGCACAGCCGGGCAGATTATCCAAGAGATCGCCCAGGATTTCCAACTCTCCGTTGGGACGCTGGACGACACCGGATATTCCATACCCACACTCATCAAGGAGGACAAGAGCTGTCTGGACATCATCTCCGCCGCCATTCAGGAGACGCTGCTGGCTACGGGCAAACTGTACACCTTCTTTGACGA